CACGTAGCAGCGACACAGATAGCATCCTTTGTTTCATCGATGATGTATCCAACTGTATGACAATGGTGTAGCTCAGCCTTACAGTTTGCTTCCCAACCCAGATCAGCTACAGCATCCACCCATTCTAGGTAGACAAGCTTGGGGGTTGCCACATCTCGTTTTCCTTTCGTCTTATCCATAGTAGTTGAGCCATCTCCGTCATTCGTTCAAGATCATTGTCATAAGCTTCTAGTACCAGCTTGAATAGTTCTGGCTCTTTAGTTGCTTCGCCAAGGATCTTATCTGCTTTCTTCGGGCCGATGCCTTTGAGACCTGGGATGTTGTCCACTCGATCACCAGTGAGGATCTGCTTGTAGAAAGTACGCATGGTATCTTCTTCGCAAATAAAATATTTTTCATTCTTAGTAAAGTTGTAGTGCCAACCCCTAATCATATCTAGATCTTTGTCGATGGTATAGATCATATATTCTTCGACATCCATCTTGTATGCCTCGATACCAATTGCATCGTCTGCCTCCTGATTATCTACCATCTCGAATCCCCAAGACTTGGTAAGATACTCACGAAGTAAGTCGTAGTGCATTGGCTTAGCGGCTGTGCGGTTCCCTTTGTAAGGTGCTTCTTTAGCTATCTCTTTACGGTAGTTGTTAAAGCCAGTGAGATACCCTTGATAGTCTCCTATCTCAGGCATCATCACCAACTCTTCTACAAACACAGCCATGCGAGAGATAGCAATACTTTGGGTCTCACCCTCGGAAGCGAATCCGATTCGATACACCAAGATATCGCCATCAATCAGAGCTTTCACTTGGCTTTAAACTTATCCAAGAAGTCTGCCATCTGACGCAGTGCGGTAGCTGCAACCTTCGTAGTGCTGAATCGATCATCGTTGATGTGCACTTCTCCATCAGGATAGACAGAGAACTGGAATGTTTCAGGCCAGAGACTATTCACAGCCTCAGGAACTTCTACTTCGTAGACAGCACGACTAGGTTTAACAACAGCAGAAACTACAGGCTTTTTAGTTTTGACAGTCATGATTACTCCTTACAGTACATCGTCATCAAGGGAGACAGCATCGCCACCATCATAGGCAATGAGGTCCGTTACGATAAGCTTGTTGATACCAACACCAACACCAGACTTACCATTTACTTTGTAGGCATAGGGCTTGATCAACGCTACACCCTTGGAACCATTACCAACTTTAGCAGAGATAGGCGCACCCGCCTTGTCAACAGCAGTGATGGGATAGTTCTTAGACTTTGCAGTGATGAAGAAACCTTTGCCTTCTTTGTTACGAACATTGACACCAGAATCCTCGAGTGCCTTGATAGCACCTTGAGATAGGTTACATAGGTCCACCTGATACTTACCAGACATCTGGTTAGGGGTATCAAGGAAAGCCCACATGATGTCAGCTTCGATCTTAAGAGGTTTCAATTCCATAATGTTCTCCTGAACAAGTTAGTTAAGTTAATATTATACCACGCTTTTACAACTACTGCAAGCTTTGTCCTGATCTATCTTCAGTAACCATCGCAAGCAGCATCTCATAGGCGATGGACACAATGACCAATGTCTCTTCAATGCTGACAGGTGTCTTGATATCCACAACGCCTTCTGATACTCCCAGTACTACTACATCATCCTGCTTATCAAACCATTCTTGTGCACTCAATGGGTGTCTCCCCATGTGTTGCCAACTCTGTACTCACCAGTCAGGGGACAACGCATCTCAAGTGTTAGTCCTGCCTGCTCGATAGCTTTGACACCCAGCTGACCTACTCTTTCTGCCTGATCCTCAGGTGCTTCGATCTGCCACTCGTCATGCACGTTAGCTACGAAGTGTGCATCGATCTTCTCCTTCTTTAGATAACTATCTAAATGGATCAGAGCCTGCTTCATTACAATTGCACCAGCGCCTTGGAGTAGTGTGTTAAGTGCTGCGTGTGCGGAACGTACTTGCAACTTCCTACCATCAAGACCTGGAAGCCAACCCTTCTCAGCAATGAGAACAACCTTTTCTCTAAGTACCTTGAGGGCGGGCGTGTTTTTAAGAAAAGATGTAATGAGTTTCTGCCCTTCTTCGTAGCCGCCACCAGCAATAGATCCAATCTTTGCAGGTCCAGCCCCATAGAGGAATGCGTAGATAAAAGTCTTCGCTTGATTGCGTGTTTCAAGACCTGCTGCTGTTTGGTTCTTCGTGTGAACGTCACCCTCACAGACTTCTCTGACATAGTCCTTGTCCTTCATGTAGTGTGCCAGCATCCTTAGCTCCAGACCAGAGGCATCAATACCCACCAGCTTGTAGCCCTTGCCCGCTGTCCAGCAATCCCTGCACTCCTTACCCCAGGGAGAACCAGAGTTAGGAACCTGCGCCATGTTGGGGCTATGGTGTGTCATTCGTCCAGTGACTGCTCCGTTGGTGATGACCTTACCGTGAACCCTTCCGTCTTCATGTACAGCTTCAAGCCATGACTCAACCTGAGCCACCCGTTTCTGAATGAGTAGGTACTCGGCGATAGCTTTAGCTTCTGGAAGATCAACTCCTGCCAAGACTGTTTCATCTACGATTGCCTGACCCTTCTCTGTAAACTTCTTTGGCTTCCATCCCATAGCTGTCAATCTTGCAGCTATCTGCTGACGTGAGCCTGGGTTGAATACCTCTACCTTGTCCTTGAGTTTCTTGCCTGTCTTATCTGAGATTCTTTCAGTTGTGATAGGCGGGAATACTACTTGAAGATCCTCTTCAATCTTCGATAGAAGTTCTTTCCACTGGGCAACCAAGTGAGTTGCTTGTGGTACATCAAGTACAAAACCACGAGACTCCTGTCGAGATATGATAGCAGCCACCTTGTGCTCGTTGTCAACGGACTGACCAAAGTCTTTAAGCTCACGAGTAAGAAGTTTGAAAAGCTCATGCGTTACCTCTACGTCTTGTTTACAGTAGTCAATCATCTCTTGGGTTAGACCGCCTTCGAAGTTCGAGTAACTCCCTTTGTGTTTCCCGAGCCTCTTTCCCCATTCCTCTAACGAGTGACCTTTTTCTATCTGAGGGTTTGCCAGTCTCGACATCACCAACGTATCTTTGATTTGGCTCAATCGAATCTTCGTATTCCATAGCCGATTCAAGATCGGTGCATCGAACGAAATGATGTTGTGTCCAACGTAGCTGTCTGTTGGCTTTAGATACTCGTTCAACTTTCTTGCTTCCGTCCATACGTTAACGTCACCTGTAGTTATATCTTTTGTTACGCAGCACCAGATGGTGTCATGCTTGAGGTTTGTTTCTATGTCTAGTACCAACGTCCTATAGGTCATCGAATCTTTCCATCATTCTGCCAGTGTCCCTACTATAATACAACGAACAGGCTGGTCCTGTCAAGCCAGAGAAGCGATTCTTCAGGACTCGAATGCGGGTGGTGTGTCGCTCTGTCACGTCTTCTGCCTGACCATTGCGCTCGAGACCCAGCACGATATCGCTCAGCTGACCAATAGAACCTGAGCCGCGCAGCTGAGACAGGCTGGTAGCTGCGCCTTCCTCGTGACCCTTGGTATCAGGACGCTTGAGGTGCGAGACAGCGAACAGTGCAACGCCAGTCTCCTGCACGATCATACGTAGCTTGGTCATGATTTCATCCAGTGCCTTGCGCTCGTCACCATTCTCCTGACTGGACACCACAATCGAGACGTGATCCAAGAAGATGTACTTACAGTTAAGCGCCTTAGCCATGAAGCGAACCCGACTAATAATGTTATCCACACCAGTGCTACCAAAATGATCGAACAGATAAATGCGATCAGTCCCGAGAGTATCATCAAAGGCCAGTCGAAGATCGTCATCAGATACCTCCACGTCAGGTAGGTGCAGTGGCTTGTTAGCAGACAGAGACATCAAGCTCTTGGCTGTCTTCTTGACTGACTCCTCAAGGAACATCAGGCCAATGTTATCGTTACTGTTCTTCAGCACATGGTAGACAATCTCTCGTAGGAACTGACTCTTACCCAGGCCAGAGCCTGCAGTCACAGTGATCAGCTCGCCAGTACGAATGCCATAGGTCAACTCGTTCATACCCTGGTAGGGGTAGAGCACCTCAGCCTTCTCTACTGGTTGGTTGACCAGATCCCACAGGCCAGCACCTGAGACAATACCATCAGGTACGTACTGCTCAGACTGCCACCACTTCTCTACGAACTGCTTTCCTTCTTGTGCGGATAGATAGTCACACGCATCTTTGTATTCTGAGATGTGCTTGAAGACTCGGGCTTTGGTTCCAAATAACTCTGCCACTGCAGAAGCAGCAGCTCTACCTTGTTCGTCTGAATCAAAGCATACGACAATGTTTTCGAACGAGTCGAGCCATTCATAATTCGCTTTGCAATCAGCCAGTGCAGACCCTGCGCCGTTACGAATAGATACGACAGGATAGCGAGACCCAAGCATCTGATAGGCAGCAAGAGCATCGAACTCGCCTTCGACAATAGTGACATACTTACCTCCTTTGTTAAACAACTGCTGACCAAACAGCGATGCATCCTTCCAAGTGCCCTCGATGCTGAAGCGCTTGTCCTCTACGTTACGCTTCTTGTAGGCAATTAGATTGTTATCTACGTTGTAGTACGGGAAGTAGTAATGGTTAGTGTTTACCCCTACACCATAGTCCATACAGGTGTCACGAGTGATGCCCCTATCTACTACTGACTTAAACTCTAGGCTGGTTGGTTCAATTAGTTTCATGGTGTGTACTGTTAGTTTCTCTTTCAACATCTGACCCAGACCAGACCTGCTACTGCCAACAGTATCTGCATGGGGTCTAGATTTACCACAACTATAGCACTTGGTGCCCCAGTCGTACTCAGTCAGTGCGTCTGATGAGCCACAGTCTGGGCATGGTTGGTGCGTAGCTAGCTGCTTAGCCATTAGTCCTCCTTGGGTTGATAGGGTCTGATGCAGTGCAACGGACAGCTCGTAACCTGGCAGTGCTTGATCTCATCGATCTGCCCCATGCTACAGTCCCAGCACTTGGCCTTGATAGCCAGAGACTTTGATGATTTGTCTGACTGGTTCCACTTGGTCAAAGGATCTAGGCGTACATCAGGTTTGCCTACCTTGGATAATCTGGCTTTGGCGATGTTGCTAGTTGGCAAATTCATTACTGTTAACCTCTAAGTTTAGTTGGGTGTTAGAAGGGTACATCGTCTAGGTATTGTTTACCTTTAGCTGCAGATTCTTCAGCTAGCTTGTGGTGTGCCTCCATCTCTTGGTAGTCCTTCATGACCTTGTCCCACCCGAACTGCTTGACATAGTAAGACAAATCATTTAGACAAAACCAATATGATCCTTCAGCCATTGCATCGTATTGCTCTTTAGTCATCTAAGTATCCTTTAAATAATATTAATAATATATTAAGAAGAGTACTAAGTATACTACATAGATCTTAGTATAGCATCATTGATCATTGTTGTCAAGACCCAAATCCATATCAACAATCCTATCGTGATCAGAATCCATGTACTCTTCATGCGCTAAGTCATCCCTCTCCAGTGTCACAACGTCATCGCTAATAGTATAGTAGCAATGGTTACATAAGTCAAGATAGTTGTTAGTGTTTACTGACTTACGAGTAGCTTCGAAGTCAGACAGTATTGCATTGCAGCTAAGACACCTCATAGTAGAACCCATTCACGATTGTCAAGTACGTAACGATACACCTTACCATTGTTGCCCAGACCAAAGACATTACCCTTGGTGTCAATAGATAGACTAACTATCTCTAGCGGTTTTTCAGGGACAATATCACTAATCTTCGTTCTTCCTGCGTCATCTTCGCCCATCTTGCTAGTTCGCTTGTTGTTCTTTTGCATGAGTCACATATACCTTTCAGTTGGTTGTACTTACAATTCTTAGAGCATGGAGTCAGTGGTTGCTCGTACTCGATTGGGTCTGCATGAGTCGGACATTCGCCTCTTCCAGCCATGAGTTCTCCTGTTCTAGTCTCTTGACACGCTCACGAACCATGCGTACCTCACGCTCTAGCTCAGCGATCATCTCATCATACCGCAATGATACCACAGCCTCGAGTGCCCTACCAAACCTAAGGATAGGACCATCAGCAAAGGTGTTCAGGTACGTCTTCTGATCCTTGGCAATGTAGATTAACTCCTCGTCACTGATCATCTTCGTCATCCTCTTCAAAGTCTTCTTCGTCTTCCTCTTCCTCGAGCTGGTACTCTGGTGGTGTAGTCTTCCACCTGTCATAGTTCTTCCACACCCAGTCATTAGGATTCATGTGTTCTTCTCCTTTAGTTTGGCTTCGATGTATCTAGCAAACAAAACCCCGTCCTCATCAAGTTCAGTCATGTCCTCATCCTTCAGCCCAACAAAAACCAGCCTCTTGGATTCACGAAGTTCTTTGTACGCCAACGCAACTCCTCTTAACTTACCAGCATCCACTGTGACAAATCCGTAAGCACCGTTTAATGCTTCGGCAAATTGAGT